AAGCACCAGTGACGAGTCCGCTAATTTTGCTTCCCCCCATCATATCCCATGAGATGGACAATGGCATTATTCTGACGTCAGCAATCCTATCTAGGTTAGTGGTTGATATAATGTTGTGTGGGCATATGAGGTCTGAAACAGGAGATCTCCCATTTTCGTACTTGCCCAAGATGGTGCCATTAAAAGTCTTTTGGCTACGACCAAATACAGACAGGTATTCGCCAATGACAAGTTTGTGAAGGCTGTCATAAGCATTGTCGACAAGAGAGGTGCCGCCGATCGTGTTTTTGTACGGGAACCAGTCGTTGGCGTCATAGGGGTAACTCGTAACGCCTCCAGTAGAGAAGTCTGCATTTGGAGAATATGCCCCGCTGTAAATAAGCTTGCAGTTAAGCTTTCCTGTCCCCAACGGCTGAAGGTAATTGGAATAGCTCCCGAAGCGAGATGAGCCCATATCGTAGGTCTCATTGCCCAGGCCCCCTGCAATGCGAATAACCCTGTCGGAATCATTCTCGCCATTGCCCAACACAATCTTTGCCCCAGAAAGACTAAATTCTTTTGGAATACCAAGTGATGGGTAGTTCACAGGCCACCCATAAGTGTACGTTGGAGGCACGGAGACCGCCACATAGCCATCGTTGTTCTGAGTCGATCCACTCGCCGAGTTGGTCCTAAACATCGGACTGTCCCTATCGTAAGCGCCATTGGGGTTGGGGCCGGCGTCAGCAGCATAAATTTCGAGCTGCCACCAGACCTCAATCGTATCGATGTTAGTGGCTGAAGTCTCCGGGAAGGTAAGCTGGATATCTTCTCGGAAGTAGTGATATACGTTGCGATTTCTAAAGTCATACTTCAGCTCAACAGCGTCGTCATTCTCTCCATCGACCTTTGCCATAGCCCCAACATATGGGGTCTGACCCGCGTAGTCTACAACCAACCCCGTCAGCTCGCTCGAATACTGACCCTCGTCAATGGTAGAGTCGCCGTGCGGAACAAGAACCTCGTAAAACGCATCGCCGTAATCTGGATCTGAGTCGTTCAGCCACTCCAGGGTGCCATACAGCTTTCTAAAGAAGTTGACGTCAGAAACAATAAACGACGACGGGTTAGAGACGTCCCATAGATTTAGGTTGATACCGTCCTGGGAACCACTGCTGAAAACGTGCGTAATTACCTTCCGACTAAGGCGCCAAAATGTGCCATTAGAATCTTCTAGCTCAAGACGCATCTTAAGAACAGCATGAGCGCCCACATGAGATCGAAAATCACCATCAGCAAGGAAGTGAACGAGCCCCCCAAAAGTCATTCGCATCTCAGAAGCTGGCTCGATAGCTAGGTCCTGATAGTATCTTGTCGGAAATCCGATTTGACCATACCTGTCGGTAACGTGGCCTCCGCTAGGGTCAAGCTGCGCTGACGAGGCATCACTTATGTGCTCTACTGTGGTTTGAGCCAGGTCATAAGAATGGTTCCACCTCGTAACAGCCTTGTACTGGTTTGCCACAACAGGGTCCATACTGACCTGACCTGTCGCCGGGTGATAAACCGTATTGTTCTGCTGATTTACAGCCCAATAAGCTTCGTTCAAGAATCTGGGTACGCCCTCAAGATAGAGAGCATCATCGCCAGCCGTTTCGTGAGTGAAAACAACATCAGAGTACGGAAGCGTCCTGCCAAAGGTAGCCCCGCTCTTTATGTACAGCCCATCGTCGAGGTCAAGGTTGTAGTCCGACAGGGCGTTGTCGGCATCATCATGAGCAATCGTATAAGTAGAGCTCACCTTATGCACGGCGCACTTGAGCTCAGAGCTGCCATCAAGCTGGTACAGCCGAATGCGATTTGTGATATGGTAAGACCCAGACCAAAGGTAGTAAGAGCAGCCGAAGCTCTTGGCCACATCTTCGATGATGCTATAGCAATCGACAAACGTGGGGTCATATTCCTTGGTGCGAACCTCTCTCGTGCGGTCCTTGAGCTTCTTCTTCTTAACAAAGGTCCTTACGTCTACGCTGCAGGCACGAAGGATAGATCCAAACTCAAAGTCTGGCTCAAGGATAGGGTCGCTCTCAGAGGCGAAATAGGCGTTGCGAGGAAGGCCCGCCTCTGTCAAGATGTCGATTGTAGAGACCGCCCCCGTGTAATCATTAAAAGACCAGTAGTGAAAGGCATCACGACCCGGGATCTTATTGAGGCACTCAACAAGAATCTCGGTAAGGTTCATAGTATTCGTGTACGGATTCCCGTTATTCTGCTTGAAGTCTACATACGACAGGTGAGCCAAGCCGTCCGTAAACGTCACACTAAGGTTGTTGTCAGAGATGTCGAAAGAACCCGACTCTGGCACCAGGTGGCCATACCAATGGCAGTTAAATGGGGATGGCTGGTGCCCCTTAAAGAAAAGGCAGCATACATCGCCCTCAACCAAACCGAGGAGGCTGTCCCACTTGTCGACCTGATTGCAGGTAAGCTTGGCTGAAAAGGTAAGCGACGAACCCATAGTCGTCTTGGAGAACCTGAACTCATCGCCCTCGTACTGAATCGCAACACCGGGAGCCAGGAGGTCCAGCTGATTTTCACTCACATTGCCGGCAGACCAGGCGGGAACATCGCCGCTCCTGTTGACGACCATGAGCGTCCACTGCTGACCAGTATGGTCGGTGTGCTTGCTTACAAAGTTAATCTTCTGAGCCATTAACCAAATGTACGATCGTAAGCGCGTGTCCCGCGCTGGTTAGCAAGAACGATGTTATTACCGCTGATAGAGCCCTCGACTTTGACACCCGTGTTAAAGGTATCAAGGAGCGAGTCGATACCCCCGGAGGTAGCGCCACCAGTAGTTGGAAGTCCAAAGCCCTTGGCCAAGAAGGATCCAAAAGTGCCTACCGGCAAGCCAAAGGCACTAAGAACGATAAACGCAGCCGTCAAAGCAGCAAGCCTAGTGGCAAGCTCCTTGAAGACTCTCTGAAGGGTCTGGATAAGAACCTCCCCAAAGTCCTCTCCCGCCTCCTGAGCACGCAACAGCTCATCACCGAGTCGCAAGAATGACTGACGCAAGGTCTGAACAAGGGCCTCACCAAACTGAAGCCTCTTAAGCTCCTCCTGCAACTCGCGAAGCTTCTGGGTGTCAAGATCGATGGCTTTTGCAAGGAAGCCATCCTCGGTGTCGCCAGAAGCCTTGAGCAAGGTTTTGGCATCCTGGATGCGCTGCTTAAGGACATTGATGGCTGCTGAGTAAGCGTCAATGTCGCTGCTGAACTCTCCAAACTGGAGGGACTCAGTAAATGCAGACGCCGCATCCTCAGAGGAGTCCTTGAAGTCTTGGATAGCCTGGTTAAACTCATATACCTTTTGATCATCCAGAGCCTCAAGAAGCCTCTGAATTGCATCAGCGATAACTTGAGCAGTGACCTGAGTGTTCCCGGCATCTTTCTCATCGAGGAGATCCAGGACTCGCCCTTCCTCTAGAGATACCGCAGCCGCATATTCATCGCCGAGACTGCCGAAACCCTTAGCTACCTTAGCTGCGTTGAGAGTCAACTGGTTAGCAACATCCCGGTCCAGAATAGCGTTCAAGGACTTGCGACCCGTAAGACGGTCAAGTCTATTCTCTACCTCGGTGAGGTCGTTAAGCAGGTCGTCAGCCAGCTTGCTGTCCTCGGGGTTGATAAGAGCCTCACGAAGCTGTTGCCGCAACGTAGAAAGGTTGCCCTCAAGCTCCCTGATCTCATCGATCTGTCCGAGCAGACGCAGGCTGGAGTTGAGGTCCTCGGTATCCTTTACTGTTTTTCGAATGTCAGCGCGGCGCTTGATGCCTTCCAAGAACTTCAACTGGGCCTCAAGAGCGTCGGCAGCCTTGTTAGCCTGCGCTGCCAGCGATTTTTGACCCTCCGCCAATCGCTCAACGGCCAAGTCCTCAAATGCCTTTTGAAGTTCTTGTACAAACTTGAGCTGATCCTCAATTCCAGCTCCAGCACGTAGCGTAATGAAGTCCTGAAGGTCAAATCCACCTTCGGTTACATCCTTAACAAGCTTAGCAAGGTCTACCGCGTTCTCGCCTTCAACTCGGTATTTTGCAATAACAGCTGCCGCACCATCAACCCTATTTGACTGCTCGCCAAATGCCGCAGTAACCTTTCTGATTTGCTCAAAAAGATCACCCAATGACTTGCCCGCCCCAAGAACACCGTCTCTGCCGCCAAAGTCAGCATAACTCGCAACCACATCGTCAAGGGCAGCCTGTTGCCTCTCCAGCTCATCAGTGAAATTTCCTAAGATTTCATTGACAAAGTTAAGAGGGTCTACAGAGTCATCGGCAGCATCAGCAAAGCGCTCCACCTCCTCCCTAAGAAGTTTCGTGGTGAAGAAGTTTCTCGGGTCAAAAAGAGTAAGCAGGCCGCCAGAGATACCCTCATCCTTAAAGGCGCGTGTAATAGCGGTAGACATAAGCCTCCACTGTTGCGGGATAGATGAGAGCGCACCAGTCTCCCCTCCGGAAACAAGGGAAAGCTCATTGTCAAAAGCAGTAGTAGCTGCAAGAGCCTTGTTTAGCTGCTCTTGGTACTTGATGATCTCAGCCTCAAGCTGAGGTATGTTCAAGAAAGACAGGTCAGAAGTGACAATTTCATTTTGCACCTCTTCCAAGGCCCGCTGAGTCTCCCTTTTCTGAACGTCGTTATACGCGACCTCCAGGTTGACGAAAAGCTTTTCGTTTTCAAGGTCGTTTTGTACGTCCTTGAGAACTGTGCCTAGATAGCTCGCATCAGAAACAGCAAATCTCTTAACAAGCGTGTTGTTGATCTGACCCTGGATGACCTCAGCCTTAGCCAGTAGATCATTCTCCTTCTGCTGAAGAGCAATTTGCTTTTGCCTAATAGACTGAAGCTGATTGAGGGCATTAGAGAAGCTAAATCCATCAATACCTCTCAGACGAGTCTCAAGCCTCTCTATCTCGCTGTTCAGCTGCGCTGTCCCTAGGGCAAGCTGATCTCCCTCGACACCGCTTTTAGAAAGCTTATCAAGCTCCTCCCTAAGGATAGAGATTCTTTTTGTAAGCGTATCTACAGCCTCCGTCTTCTTCTCGTCAAGGCTCCCCAACAAACCATCGGTGTTCTCCTTGACTTTCGACACCGCGCCCTCGGTGGCGGCAAGGGTTGTAAGACCTCTAGCAAAAAGAGCTGTAACCAGATATATTGCTAGAGCAACTTGACCAAGAGTGAATCCAAGAGAAGCAACGGCCTTGACGATACCCCCGAAAACAAACGTTACGGCAGGTATAGTTACAAGTAGTATTGAGAAATTAGCAATGAACCTCTTAAGCCCCGGATCTGCCTTTGCAAATGAATCTGCAAAGACTTCTACGCTATTCGCAAGCTTAGCAATGATGGGCTCAAAAGAGGTTCCGAAGGTAATGGAGATATCTTCAGTAGCCGCCTTAAGACGATCAATGTTGAAGAACAACCTGCCCTCAACCGTAGAAGCCAATGCGGACGAAGCGCCATTAGCATCATCAAGCTGACGCTTCAGCACCCCAAACTCGTCGCCCAACTCACCAATAACAGCCGCAGCTACACCAGCTCTGTTTCGGAAGAACTCGATGAGCTCATTGAAGGTCAGCTGACCACTAAGCAAGAAATCAATTTCTTTACCAGTGACGCCTAGCTCTTTACTCAGCCGAATTAAAACCCCCTTAAGACGGGTACCAGAAATACCGCCTTTCTGACCCGCGTTGGCCAAGAGACCGAGAAGAGCCACCGTGGACTCAAAGTCATTATTAGTTATGTTGGCGATAGAACCTACGTTCTTCATCGCCTGAGCAAAGTTGTCAGTGCTCAGGGCCGTCTTGCTAAACGCAACGGCCATAACATCCGCAACACGAGAGGCACTTAGGTTCTCTCGAGAGAACTGTCGAGTAATTTCGGCAATAGTGTTGCCGGTCTTAACCAGACTACCTCCAAAGACCTGAGTAATGTTGGCCGCGTTAGCTACGGCCCCAATAATAGCGTCAGTGCCAAAGCCGAGCTTGGAAAGCTCTACCTGCAGGTTTTGAATTTCGGTCGCGGTAAACTTCGTTGTACGACCAAGGTATCTGGCGTTTTCGGTAAGTCGCTCAATGCCGCCACCGCCAGTAACCGCTCTGAGCTGCGCTGTGAGCTCGTCGAACTCAGCTGCCGTCTTAATGGCCTGGGCAGAAAGAAAACCTAAAGCAACAAGCGGCCCCCTAATAAGGTTACGGCCAAAAGTCTGCATGACGTTTCCAAGCCTAAAAATCGCATTCTCAGCGAGCTTAGTTCCGGCCAGGAAGCGACTGGTGTCGAGCGTCAGGAGCGCCGAGAGCCGGCTTGTGCTAAAGATTGTTGCCATTAGAAGCTACTCATTTTCTTCAGAAGATCCTCAGCCTCTTTACGGCTTTGAACCCCCTTGTTCTTCTTGTCAATCGGGTGGAAGTCGGAAGGGCTAAACGTCTTTCCCTTGCCCGAGTTGACATTGGCTAGAAGCGCCATCAAGGATGCGGTATGATCCCAGTCCCTCGCTTGTCGCCATATGTATCCATCCCTGTACCATGCAAACTCTGCCAGAGTCATATCCCAGAACTGATCCGGAGACAAGCCCATCCCTAAAGCAGACTGGTACATGTTCTGCCAGGTGTTGGGCTCTTCTTTCTCTGAAGAGTTTTTTAGTTTCCCTTTTCCGAGGCCTCTTCCTCTCCGCCGAGAGCTTCAGAGACGGCGGCCATCATTGACTCTACCGTGTCTTGATCGTCAAGACATTGGGCGCACCAAACGTCGAAGTCAGGAAGGTCGATGGATTTGTTTTTTCGGAGAGCAGCATTCTTCGCTCCATAGTAACAAAAAGCGGGAACCGCCGTAAGAGGGTCCTCCGCCATCCACTTGTCAAGCTTGTCAAGAGGCATCTTGAACTGTTGACACATAAGACGCAATGCGTTCAAAGTCAGAACTGCGTCGTACTTCTTTTTTCCTACGCTAAAGGTGAACTCACCTCGAAGTGAATTATTCATTGTGGTTGATTAAAAGTAAAGGGCGGCGACCCCGTGCCGCCGCCCGATAGGTTATACTGCCTGGTACTTCCAGATGTCGTCAGTTCCTGAGATGGTAGCAGAGTAAGTCGCGATCTCGTCTACACCACCGGTCAAAGTGATGTTGTCGATACGGCCCTGAGAGATATACTCCGTGGCCAGACCGTTCTTCTCTACGCTCCACTTAATCACTACGTAGTGATTGTCACGGGCGATGTCCATGAGGTCGACTGCGCTGTCTGAAGTGTCCTGGATAAGACCCTCCGCGCTGACCGTCCAAGACTGATCACCATCCTCAATGGTGCCGCCAACACCGTCACGGCACACAGGCTCATTGGTGTTGGTAAGCTCAATAGAGCTCGATGTGGCGGCGCCTGCAAGGGTGTAGGTAACGTCTACAAATGCAGTTTGGGCTGTCACGTAGTCGCCAAAACCCAAGAATGTGCCATCAGCCTGCACGTAAATCTCATCGCCGCCCTGGTTAGAGGTGGGAAGAGAGGCAACGTTGACTGGGATTTTATTAGTTGAAGCGCCGTCATAATAATAGATACCGACGCAGTTAGCATTGATTACTGCCATAATTTATGAATTTTTGTAGCTGTACAATTTGCCGTATCCACGTACGGTAACAGAATAGGTGGCGAACTCGTCGAAGCCGCCTGAGATGCTTGCGCTCTCAATGATACCTTGTCCAATAAGGTTCATGGTCGTATCGTTTTCAGAGGTTCCGTCCTTATCATTGACGCTAGTAACAAAGCGACAAATGACGTAGCAACCCTCAAGCGCAAGGTCGGTAAGCTTGACAGCCTCATAGTTGTCGTAGTTGTCCTCACGGCCAACCTCGTTCTCAAGAGTTTCGCTGATAAGGCCGTCGGCTGAGAAACTCCAGCTAGAAGAGGCTCCAATAGTGAACGTGCTAGAAACACAAGATTCCGTCTTGGCGACAACCTCGTCGATGGTATTCGAATACTCGATAGAGGTGCTCGTAGCCGAACCCAAAAGCTTCAAATCACCTGTAGCGTCGACCCAAGCTCCTGTAGTAATCTTCCCGATGCAGGGAAGGTTGTTCTTCTCGTGAAGCTCATAAGTGTCGCCATTGGCCAAAAGAACGTAGTCACCATTGCTGTAGTTGGACTCAGCATTGGTCTCTGCCGTGGCCTGAGAAGCGGCCTCCTCAATTCCGTAAGGCGTAGTGTTCGTAACTCCGCCGAACATATACAGGCCGAGTAAATTTGCGTTAAGTAGTGCCATGTCTTATTCGTTCCAGTATTTGTAAAGCTTTCCGTAACCACGGATCGTTGCAGAGTATGTAGTAAATTCGTCGAACCCGCCAGAGACGCTGATGCTCTCAATCAAGCCCTGACCAAAGTAGCTCACGTTTTTTTGCTGAGCATTGGTCGCAGTAAAGTCTTTGCTCGTGACATCGAGAGCAAAACGCACGACCACATATTGATTCTTCTGAGCGATACGAACAATCTCATTAGCATGAGCTTTTGAGCTGGAGGTTACATCCTCCAAAAGACCATCCGTAGTGATAGTCCAAGAGACGGACCCGGGCAGAGTGTACGTCTCGGCAGAACAGAGCCCCGACTTAGCCACTACCTCGTCAATGGTGAGAGAGGTTTCGAGAGAGCAGCTCGTAGCCGCTGCCGCCAAGTCTAGATTACCCATGAGATTAGCGCCAGAGGTGACGACGGGAGGGGTGCTTGCGTCGGTGGTGACGGCTACGAAGGCGGGCTGGTTATTAATGAGGCCGGTGAGACCGCCAGCGCCGTTGTTCTGCTCGTGAAGGACGCGGCCATCGCCGTGAACAAGGAAACCCTTGTATGTAGTGCTGGCTGCATTGCCGCCTGCGTCAGCAAGGGCTTGCGCAGCCTCGGCTACGCTGTCGGAGCCGTCGGGGTCGCTTTTTCCAACCAGATAAGGCGTTGTCTGCAAGTTGCCCGTCTGGATATACACCCCTAAGTTGTTTGCGTTTAGTAGTGCCATTAGATGTAAGTTTTCTTTAACAATAGGGCAAGTTGCACGCCCAGCTCCTTTCTATATTTAGAAAGATTGTTTTTGATTGCGGGGCCAACGTGTGGCTGTGGGGCGTGATGTATGGTGCCTAGCTCGGCCCAGTGGTCACGCCAACCAGCCAAGGTGTACTGTTGGCCAAACAGCACACCAGTGATCTTATCGAAATCCTCTGCACCAACGACGGACTCGCCGCTGACGGCGCCGACGCGGATACCGATGACATTCTTAGGAGTCTTCTGAAGCTTCCTCGTGCGGTAAGAACGAGAGAGCTGACCCGTATCGACAGGCGCCCTGGCGCCCATCTCCTCGCGCATAGGCTCTGCGGCAATCTTCATGGCTCGAAGCAAAAATCGCTCCGCCCGAACCATATTGGCACCGCGACGAAGCCTAGTAACCAGAGGATCAGTCTTCTTAAACCCCTTGGTGTAGATGTTTGCTCTAAATGCTCCAGAACTAGCCATCAGCTGTTAGGGTTTGAATCGCCCGTGTTATCGCGACGACGAGCACGGATGCGCATACCCTCGCGGCGACCAACAGGCAAAATGCTATAAATATCGAAGCGACCTCCATTCCAGAAGATCACGTCGTCAAATTGAACGCCGCTAACCCAGCGGCACTCAAACTCCGCCTTCATCTCACCCACACGCTGAGCGTTCTGGATATATTCACTAGCACCAGCGGAGGGTGTGCCAATGTTCGTGATTTTACACCGAACGCCCTCCTTCCAGATAGAGAGCGTATTGACCACATCGCCGAAAGCGTTTACCGACTTGCTCGGACGATGGATATCGATTTTCTCATGGAGCCTTCCCGCCTTCATCAGAACTGCCTTACGCTTTGGATGAGACGGCGGACACCTTCCTTGAGCTCCGTCGTGATACCACCGATATTTTCTGCTTCACGCATATTGTAGTAGTGGCCTACGAGGAGGAGGGCAGCTTGCTTATACTGCTTAGGCAGGGCGCTTAGCTCCGTGCCGGCAGTAAAGGTGAGCTGGATAAAGTCTGTGTTGAACTCGCTAGGATCCGTGACCTTGCCAATCAAGTCGCTGACATTGATATGCACGGGGTACCGGTCGTAGAGGTACAGGTACTCCAGGTCTTCGATGTAGTCGGGGTTGGCGAGGGTGCCGTCAGGCTGGTTTTCTGGATCCGGGATGGTTGCGCTCAGCACATCCTCCGACCACGTTTGATCGTCCTTACGGTACTTGATCGTTACGGTGCTCCCTGCGTTCTGACACTTCGGGATGGTAATACCGCGCCGAGCTTCGTTGAGATCCAAAGTGACCACCACGTCGCTAGCGCCAATTACCCGGTCACTCAACTCCTGCATATAGTCGATGGCGGCATCGAGGTAGATGGCCAAAAGGTCATCCTCGCTGTCGTCAATAGCACGCACATGGCTGCGGAGCAAACCCATAGCGGTAGCTTCAGAAGCGTCGTAGAGGGTGTACCCAGCGTTAGTAGAGGTGCGTGTGACTTTGATGTTCATGCAGAGAGATAAAAAGGGGCCAGGCCATTTCCCGGCCCCTAGTTATTTTAGTTAGCTATTAAGCAGCTCCGATACCAGAAGCACCAACGAAGCCAGCGTTCTGCAAGGTCTTGAAGTCCTTGTAGACGTTGGCGATGATGCGAACGATGCCGCTGTTGGCGTCCGTGTAGGGGTCAACCAAGATGTTCACACCACCCCAGTTACCCATCACCATCTGAGTGGCGTCGCAGAAGTAACCTTCACCAGCAGTAGACACGCTAGAGCTGATGACCACGGGGTAGCCCAACACCTGAGTGCG